GGGGGGGTTATAGGGGGGTCTCGCACACGCGCACCACACCATCTCAGGCGCAGGGAATCACCTCAGCCGCATGGCCGAGGCGCATCCCGCACCCCCGCGCTCCATCGACCATGCATTCAGACCAGTCGGCCGTATTCCCGTAACAGGCGCATTAGTGAGATATCAAGCACTTAGGCACGCTTCCACCACGCTAACCCCTCCTCGAGCTGGCGAAAGGGGGTGGGGAGGGTCGATTTTCGGCCTGGATCGTCGGTCGAGTCGGGTTCCCGCCTGGCCGGGGTGGCCTGAGGCTCCGGGGGGAGTCTCATGCGCGGTTTTAACTGCCTGGTGGACTGGCTGTGTAGTGGAGGTGCATGACGGCTATTGCAAAGGGTTGGTTTGTTGCGTAAAAGCGCTGGCGATATGGCAAAGGGAAAGAGGGGAGTGAGGAAGGTGAACGGGAAGCCGAGGAATGACCACCTGGAGGGGCATGCGAAGTTGGTGGCGAAGCATGGGGAGAAGTTGCCTGGGGTGGTGGAGCGTTTTTTGGCTGGGGAGCCGGTGTGGAAGATTGGTGCGGATGCTGGGATAAGTGGGAGGCAGATGTACCGGTGGATATTGGCTGGGACTGGGGATGAGGGGTATCGGGAGGTGGTGACGGAGGTGTTGGTATCGCGGATAGCGGATTACGACGCGAAGCTGGAGGCGGCGTTGGACAAGGTGGAGGTGGCGAAGTATCGGGAGTTGGCGAAGTTTGCGCGGTTTGATTTTGAGAGGAGAAGGCCGCTGCTGTATGGGCAGAAGCAGGAGGCTGGGGGGCAGCAGGTGATTGTGGTGAGGATGTCGTCGGGATTGAGGGATGCGCCCGAGGAGGTGGACGTATCTCAGGCTCACTTGGTGAGCCAGTCGGTCGGGAAGCCGTTGCGGTTGCGGGATGGGACGGGGGACGCGGGGGGCAATTCAGCAGAAGAAGAAAGCGGGTCAGGAGATGAAAAGGTTTGATGTGTGGGAGCAGCGGTTTCCGAGGCAGGTTGGGGAGGTGCGAGTAGGGGAGGAGATGTTGCCGGAATGGGCGGGGAATTTCGCCTGGAAGGGTGCGCTGTGGGCGGCTGATGAGGCTGAGGCGATACGGGAGGCGGTGCGCTCGGGGTTGGCGAGGGCGCCGGTGGTGAGTGTGGCGAGGGATCAGCCGGTTATCGGATTTCACGCTGCGGGCAGCGTTTCACGGGAAACGTTGGCGCGGGTGAGGGAGCGGGAACATGCCCAGTAAGCGGACCCGTCACCAGCCATGACGCCCTGATCCGCGCGAAAAACCACGTCGGGCTCGCCCACACTATTGATGTGGGGCAGGGCTACGCCCCCGCGGGTCAGACGATCGCGCGGTTTCACAGGTCGGATTCCTTCTTTCGCGGCATCAAGGGCCCGGTGGGCTCGAGCAAGTCCTCGGCCTGCGTCATGGAGATTTTCTCCCGCGCCATGGAGCAGAAGGCGTGCAACGGCCGCAGACGGACGCGCTGGGCGGTGCTGCGCCGGACCTATCCAGAGCTGAAATCGACCACCATCAAGACTTGGTGCCAGTGGGTCCCGGAGCGCGCGGCGCCGATTCGCTGGGATGCGCCGATCAACTGCAATTTCGTCCAGGAGCTGCCCGACCGCACCGTGATGGAGATGGAGGTGCTGTTTTTCCCGCTGGAGCGGCCCGAGGACATTGATGTGCTCTCGTCGCTTGAACTGACCGGGGGGTGGATCAACGAGGCGCGGGAAATGGAATTACCGATCCTCGAGAAGCTCACCGAGCGCGTGAACCGCTTTCCGCCGGTCGCGGAGGGCGGGCCCACCTGGACCGGGGTCATTGCGGACACGAACCCGCCGGATACGGACTCATGGTGGTTCAAGCTCGCCGCGGGGACGGACTCCGAGATGCGCGAGCGCATGGAGCAGATAGAGGAGCAGCTCCGCGCGCACGGGGGCCTGCGCAAGAAGCAGAAGCTCTATGAGTTCTTCGACCAGCCCGGCGGGCTGATTTTGCAGCCGGATGGCTCGTTTGCCGACAATCCGGCCGCCGAGAATATCGACAATCTCCCGGGAAAATACGGCTACTACTACAAAATCGCGGCGAACAAGAAAAAGGAATACATCAGGACGCAGATCCTGGGCGAGTACGGGACCACCATCGACGGGAAGGCCGTCTACGAGCACGACTACAACGACGATCTGCACTGCGAGCGCGCGCGCGCCGAGCCGCTGAAAAGCCTGCCGCTCATCGTGGGCCTGGACTACGGCCGCTCCCCCGCCGCGGTGCTCTGCCAGGTCACGCCCCGCGGGCAGTTGCGCGTGGTCGATGAGGTGTACGGCTACGACATGGGCATAGGCGTCTTCGCCGAGGATGTCCTCAAGCCACACCTCGCGCAGCACTATCGGGACTACGACATCATCCCGGTGGGCGATCCGGCGGGAGTCGCGAAGGAGTCCGATGAGCGCAGCGCCTTCGACATCCTCGCGGAAAACGGCATCGTCGCGGTGCCGGCGCATACCAATTCCATCACCGGGCGGCTGGAAGCGGTCAAGCACTTCCTCTCGCGCATGCCGGACGGGCAGCCCGCGTTTGCGTTGAATCGCAAGTGCGAGACGCTGCGCAAGGGGTTCCTGGGCAAGTACCACTATAAGCGCGTGGCTACGTCGTTCGACCGCTACAAGGATGTGCCGGAAAAGGACGATTACAGCCACGGCCAGGACGCGCTGCAATACGCGGCGCTCTATGCGCGCCTGGAGGCGGTGAACGATAAGAAGTTCAAGCAAAAAATCAATTACCCACAGGCGGGGCTGGTATGAGCATCCAATTGCAGGGGCGCGTGCACGCGCTCGAGATCGAGAACCGGCGCATGCGCGAGCAGATCGAGGAAATGCTGGCGGTCATGGCGCTGGTGGCTGGTAGCGTGCCGGAAAAGGGCAACGGCGAGATCCCGGGCCCAACAGAGATCGGCGCGACGGACCACGAGGTTGCAAAAGACGGCAACGGCAAATACGGTGCCGCGCACCACGCAAATCCGCCGCCCCTATATGCACCGCGCCAGATGTGCCCGAAGTGTTTCCAGAAACCAAATTACTGGCTTCATGTGAAGTATTGCAAGGGGAAAAATGCCAATTGACCAGCAGTCGCTTAAAAGCATGCTGGAGTGAATGGAGAACGCCGATATCTGGGCCACTTTCGCACGGCCGACGAAGCGCGCGCTGCGTATTTGGAGGCCAAGACCAGTCACCACATTCCAATGACGTGACCGAAGACGACCTACCCGGATGGAAGCCGCAATATGAGCGCTTCAGCGCGGAACCCACGCTCGCCTACGACTGGGGCACCCAAAAGTGGGTCATCGTCACGGATGAGGGCATCGTAGCGCTGGACGATATCCTCGGGCCAGAGCGCGGGGAACTCCACTAGTCACCATGCGGGCCATGCCGTGACCGACGACGAGCTGCTATCCCAGATCGACATCGAAGAAAAGCGCGCGCTGGGCTATTTCGGAGGCGACTTGGCCGCCGAGCGCGAGCGGGCCCTGGAGTATTACCAGGGCAACCTCGAGTCGAAGTATGCCGCGCAGGAGGGCCGCTCCGACATCGTGTCAACCGACGTACGCGACGGCATTGACGGGATGCTCCCGGATCTGCTGGACATTTTTCTCTCGTCGGACGACGTGGTGAAGTTCGACCCGCAGGGCCCCGAGGACGAGCAGGCCGCGAAGCAGGCGACGGATGCCTGCAATTACGTGTTCTACCGCCAGAATCCCGGGGCGCTGATTCTATACGAGTGGTTTAAAAGCGCCATGAAGGAAAAAAACGGCGTGGTGAAGTATTACCACGAGCGCTATGCCACGCCGGTGATCGAGGAATACGAGGCCCTGAACGAGCCGCAGTTCCAGATGCTTGTATCACAGCCCGGCGTCTCCGTCATGGCGCACTCGGCCTCCCCAGACCCGCAGGCGCCTCCCGGGTCCGGATTCAGCCTGCACGACGTGCGCGTACGCATCGTGGACCCCACCGGGAAAATCTGCGTGGAGGGCCTGCCATCGGAAGAGTTTCTCATCAGCCCGGAGCACAACTCCCTTAGCTTGCGCGACGTGCCCTATTGCTCGCACCGGCGCAAGCTCACCGTGTCCGACATCCGCGCCATGGGCATCGACGTGGACCCGGAGGAGGCCGACGACCCGGACAACGAGCAAATGACCCCGGAATGGTGGGCGCGACGGCGCTTCAATGAGGAGCGCATGTTCAGCCCGAGCAATAACGTGGACCCGGCGCTCCGGAAGCTGAACGTGTCCCACATTTCCATGCTGACGGATTTCGACGGGGACGGCTACGCCGAGCGCCGCTCGATCCTGAAAATCGGCCGGCGCGTGTACCAGAACGACTACGCGGACCATGTGCCCTTCGCGGCGATCTGCCCGAATATCGAGCCCTTCCGCTTCATCGGCCGGTCCTCCGCGGATGACCTGATGGACCTGCAGCTCATGAAGACGGGCATCTGGCGAGGCTCGCTCGACTCGCTCGCCTTTACCCTGCGCCCGCAAATCGGCGTGTGGGAGTCCATGGCGAACCTGGATGACCTGCTCGTGCGCCGGCCCGGCGGCGTGGTGCGCTTCAAGACGAACCCTAACATGGCCTGGGCGCCCCTTGAGCACCGCTTCGTCGGCCAGGCCGCGCTCCCCATGCTCGAGTACGCGGATTCGGTGAAGGAGAACCGCACCGGGTTCTCGCGCTATAACCAGGGACTGGACGCGGACAGCCTGAATAAGACGGCGACGGGCGTCTCCCTCATCACCGCGGCATCGGCGAAGCGCCAGAAGCTCACGGCCCGCATGTTCGCCGAAACTGGCATGAAGGACCTCTTTCGCGGCATCAACGGCCTTCTCATCAAGCACAACCCGCGGCCGATGCTGATTCGCCTCCGGAATCAGTTCATCGAGGTGGACCCGCGCTCCTGGAAAACGCAGTGGGACATGACGGTGAACGTGGGCTTAGGCACTGGCGACAAGGCCCAGCAAGCCGCGCATCTGCAGGGCGTGATGGCGGTGCAAAAAGAACTCCTCATGGCGGGGAAGTCCCACATGGTCACGGATGCGAACCTGTACAACTCCGCGAAGCGCCTTGCGGAAACCGCCGGCTTCAAGCAGGAGGGCGAGTTTTTCACCCAGCCGGACGCAAATAATCCCCCGCCGCCCCCGCCGCCGAGTCCAGAGGTTATCAAAGCGCAGATGGAAGCGCAAAACGCGGAAGCCGACCGGCAACACGCAGAGCGCATCAAGCAGGCCGAACTCCTGCAGGGCGAGAACGTGGCGAAGATCCAGC